ATAAATTTTTTACCTGGTACGAATAGCTTTTACGCTGAACTAGAATCCGAAAATACATTATTAAATATGTCACTAAAAGATCTATCGCCTCACATTACAGAACAAATAAGACCAAATGGAAGTTACAGAAAAAAACGTATTGATAGCTAAACGAGTACCCCCATCAGATAGATGGCGTTTAGTAGATGATGGGCCGGATGGAAAAATCCATAACTCATTAACTGAAACATTAGAGGCATATTACCAAAAATCAGGAGCACCATATGATTTTAAGTTAGCGCCTTTAAAAGGAGAACTATATATTATAACAACTGAAAATGTAGAGGCTCCACCACCTAAAAAATTCAATATATATGGAGATTATTAATATTTATAATAAAAACCATGAAACATTCGCAACTTCGTCAAATCATTAAAGAAGAAATATCTAAAGTATTAAATAAATATAATTCTTCTTTTAATGCTGAAAAAAAATATATGGAAACCCATCTGAACTTATAGATATGTTAGAAAAATATGGGGTAGAATTAGATGATGAAATTTATTTATTTTTTGATCGAACTCTATCATTAGATGATATATTTGGGGATCAGGATGATGATATTTATAAAGATATAACTGTAGGTAAAAAGGAAAATCCAAATTCCCTAATTAGAACTAATAGAAATAAATGGTATAACAAAAAATTATTTAATGTTATTCAAAAATTAGATTTTATAGATAGTGCTGAGAAAATTCAAGAAGTCTTAGATTTTTATTATAATCAACCATTTAACCCGGAAGACTACTTTACTACAAATTACTATGATGACTTAGAAGAAGCTAGACAAGAATGGGAAGAATTTGAAGGACAAAATAGGTTATTAACTTATGATGAATATAAACAACTATTTGATACTTATGGGACTACTCCTATATTAGATAAATGGGGGTAAAATATTTAAATACTTAAAAATTTGGATTCCTAAAATATTTTTCTTATATTTAATAAAAATAAAAGTTATGGATTACAGTACAAGACTTCTATATAAAGATAAAATACATCCTGAAATATACAATTCAAATATACCAATGGATCAAAAAGTATTTTTACAAGAACAGTTAGAATATTTTAAAGGTGATTTTGATAAGTTACTTGATGACATGGAAAAATACGCTGTGCTTCCTAATGTAGAAGATTATGAAAATGCTGCACATATTAGAGATTATAGAAAAAATATAAAAAAATAAGTTATGTCAAGAAAAATTATCAAAGTAGAAATACCAAAAGAAATTTGGGACGCGCATATGTCAATTTGGAACTGGAGAAGAGATATTATGGGTGCTTGGATGAAAAGCATTTCAGATGTTGTTAAACAATTTGAAGATAAAAAATAAGTTATGACAAAAAGGTTACACACAATATTAAACGAAAAGTACCGTCCAGACACTTTAGAAGGATACATTTGTAAAGATGAGATTAAAGCTAAATTTCAAGAGTTTATTAAGAGCCAAGATGTACCTCATCTTTTGTTCGCTGGTAAACCAGGTGCAGGTAAAACAACAATCGCTAAAATATTAGTTAAAAATATTGATTGCGATTACTTATACATTAACGCAACTGATGAAAGATCAATTGATGTGATGAGAGATAAGGTGGGAGCATTTGCTGCTGCTGGTTCATTCAAACCACTTAAAATAGTGATTTTAGATGAAGCAACTCACATTTTACAAGCATCACAAGTTATATTGTTAAACATGATGGAAACATATAGTTTAACAACTCGTTTTATTTTAACAGGTAACTACCCAGAACGATTAATTGAACCTCTAAGAAGTAGATGTCAAGAATTTGATTTGTCTCCTCCTACTAAAAAAGTAGTAGCACAACATATTTCTGTTATTCTAGATAAAGAAGACATTGAATATAAAATTCCAGATCTAGTTACTATTATAAATCGATTCTATCCTGATTTTAGAAAAATTATTAACAACTGTCAAAAATATACAGTTGACAATACATTAGTGTTAGGTGAATTATCTGATACAAATGAACAATACAAAGAACATATTTTAGAGGAACTTAAAAAACCGTCTAATAAGTCTTTTAATAATATTAGACAAATTATAGCAAATGCTGATGTAAATGATTTTGAGGACTTATATAAATTTTTATATGAGTATTTAAGTGAATATTCTAAAGGTAACGATGGTTTAATCATTTGTTATTTAGAAGAATATATGTATCATGCTACATTTAGACTTGATAAAGAAATCAATATTATGGCGTGTATATCAAAAATATTAGAAACAATAAATAAAAAACAAGTAATATGAACCAAGAACAAAAAATGCAAATGAATGTGGACATTAAACAAACCACACCTATTGAATCAGAAGATGGAAATCAAGTGTTTCAAGAAGCAGTAGTATTAAGAAAAGCAAGTAAGTTTCTAGTAGGAACATCTGAAGACGCAGTGATACCAATTCCAGTGTTTATTGATGTTAAGACAGGAAGAATTTTAACAGCATTGTTGCCTAAGGAAATTCGTGAAGAATATGAAGAATACAACAACAAAAAGTAAGCAATTTACTATATTTGACTGGATAAAAGCAGTCATTGACACTAAACCGTCTTGGGATTCATTTAATCCTGAACAACAAAAACAGTTTAACAACTATATGATTCATCGTTTCTTAAGCATGAATCCAAAATATATTGAGGTTGTAAACTATGTTCAAGGTTTGAATTTAAAGGATAATAAAAAGTTATATGAAGTATATTGTTTTATGATTCCACAGTCTAAAAACACATATTCAGCTTACATCAAATCAAATACGAAAAAAGCTTCACCTGAAGTAGCTCAACATGTAGCAGAATATTTTGAATGTTCTGTGAGTGAAGCAGAAGAATATATTTCATTAACCGATAAAAAATGGTTAGAAAATATTTTGACTACTAAAGGAATTGATGAAAAAGAAATTAAAAAACTAATTAAGTAATGGCAACAGAAAAAACAGTTATCCAACAAATGGAAGAAGAATATCCAGAAGTAGCTAAAGAATATAAAAAAATTCTTAAGGAACAATATGAATTGTTCGCTGGAAAAATGTTAGACTATGGTCTAGATAACATTTCTATGGGTACACGTCTCGAAACTCAAGATGAAAAGAAACTTTCATTAACAGCAGTTTGGATTCGAATGAATGATAAAATGAATCGTTTAAAGAATCTAGTTTTGTTAGGTAAAGAAAATCGAGTAGCAGATGAACCTACAACTGACAGTTATAGAGATATTACCAACTATGGTATTATCGCTCAGATAGTACAAAACGGAATGTGGAAAAAATAAAATGGCGAAATCAAAAACACCTGAGATACTTAAACGCATAAAGAATTTCAAACCACAAGAAATCAATTATGTGTTCCAAAAAAGTATCTCATACTCTCAGTTATCAATGTATTCTTCATGTCCTAAAAAATGGGCATTACAATATAGAGACGGGCATAAAATATATGCCCCTTCTATTAACATGACGTTTGGAACTGCTATCCATGAAACTGTACAAAAGTATTTAAATACAGTGTATGAGGAAAGTGGAGTACAAGCAGATAAAATGAATTTAGAAGAATTATTTGAAGAACGTTTTCGTGAAGCATATGCTAAAGAATATGCTAACAATAAAAATGTTCATTTTAGTGGACCTGAAGAAATGAGAGAGTTTTTTGATGATGGATTAGCTATATTAGATTTTGTTAAGAAACGTAGAGGAGAATATTTTAGTTTAAAAGGATGGCATTTAGTAGGAATCGAGATCCCAATTGTTATCTCACCAGATAAACGCTTTAACAACGTTTTATATAATGGATTTATTGACTTAGTCATGTATCATGAACCTACTAATGAGTTTGTTATATACGATATAAAAACTAGTACGCGTGGGTGGGGTAATAGAGAAAAAAAGGATGAAATAAAACAATCCCAAATCTTACTATATAAAATATATTTTAGTGAACAATTTGGAGTTCCTGTAGATAATATAGATGTTAAGTTCTTTATCCTAAAACGTAAGATATGGGAGGAAAGTGAGTTTCCTCAAAAACGCATCCAGGAATTTACTCCAGCAAATGGTAAAACTAAAATGAACAAAGCTAAAAACTCATTAACTACTTTTATAGAAAATGTGTTTAACATAGACGGTTCATTTAAAAATACAGAACATCAACCAAATCCTAGTAAATCAAACTGTATGTATTGTCCTTTTAAAAATAGAAAGGATTTATGTGAGAGTGCAATCTAACTAGATCTTCATATATTTATATACATATAATACAAATTAACGTTATGGATAATACACAATTAACCTCAGTAAAAGTCGACAAAGACTTATTTGACAATTTTAAAATTGAGTGTGTTAAGAGAAAATTTTCATTAAATAAGCTTGTTAATCGGGCAATGGATTTATATCTTAACTCAGAAGAATTTAGAAAATCAGTTACTAATCATACTAGTACAAAAATCAATGACTAAAAAATGGATGGGTTTTTAGAAAAATATAAAAGAACTCTAAAAGAACTTAGAAAAGAATATCCATCATATAATGTTTGGAGTGACAATTACTTTTTTATATTTTATGGAAAGATTTTAGAAGAACAAATACTAAATGAATTTATTACTCAAACTATAGATCCTAATAAAACTATAAAAGAATTAGAAAATAGATTTGATAAAAAATTCGCAGTAAGTGGTGTTGATGGTGGTGATATTATAATTTTATTTAAAAAAGGATTTGAGAATTTATTTCCTAGCCAGTATGAACATATAAATGAAATAAATAAATTTATGGATTCGTTTGGATGGTTTCCTGCTTCAATTAATGGATTTAAATTCGATGAAAAAACATTAACTGCTAAAAAAAATACTACAGATGAAATTCGTATTAGGTATGAAGTAAAATATGATGCTCAAATAATACCAAATGAAAAATACTACTATCACTTAACTCCAGATCTTTTATTTAATGACATTAAGTCTAATGGTCTTACTCCAAAAAGTAAATCAAAATTAACAAATCATCCTGAACGAGTATATTTAATTAAAAAATATGATCCTGATGAGTTTATAGATATGGCTAAAAAATTGTTTAATTATATTAATCCTAAAAACAAAGAATACATTAGAGACTATTATGTTTTAAGAATAGATGTAGAAGCTTTAATCAAATCTGGAAGAGATAAATTTTATAAAGATCCAAATTATAGGTTAGGCATATGGACATATGAAAATATACCTCCATCATATGTAGAAAAAATAGCTACAATAGAAGTTAACCCGAATCAAGATAAAAATATATATAATAAAATCTAATAAATAAACAAACAAAATAGTTATGGAAAATAATTTAGAAAAATTAAATTTAAAAGTTAGAATCCAAATCCTTGATTCTGATGATCAAATACTTGTACAATCTACAATTGGTCAAAATCAAGTAAATGATTTAAGAGTTTACACAAATGTTAGTCTTATAGATGAAACATATCTAATGTTATTAGATGAATTAAAAAACAAATAAATAAACAAACAAAAAACAAGTTATATGAATTCAAGTTTTGCTTACATTCCTCAAAATGAGAGGAAAAAGATCTTATTAATTTGTGACGATATAAGAGTACACTCAGGAGTAGCAACTGTTGCTCGTGAAATGGTTCTTAATACCGCTCAACATTTTAATTGGGTTCAAGTTGCGGGTGCAATTAATCATCCTGATAAAGGAAAAAGATTAGACATATCAGGAGACACCAACAATAATACAGGTCTAAAAGATGCTTCTGTTATGATATATCCTACAGACGGATATGGAGATGCTAATCTAATCAGACAACTAATTCAACTTGAAAAACCAGATGCTATATTCTTGATCACTGATCCAAGATATTTTATGTGGTTGTTCCAAATTGAAAACGAGATTAGAAGAAAAATGCCTATTGTTTACTTAAACATTTGGGACGACTATCCGGCTCCAATGTATAACAGACCATACTATGAAGCATGTGATGCTTTGTTAGGTATTTCTAAACAAACAGTTAACATTAATAAATTAGTGTTAGGTGATAAGGCAAAGGATAAATTGATTAGTTATGTACCACATGGTCTAAATCACGACATCTTTAAACCATTAGATCAAAACGATTCTAATTTTAAAGCGTTTAAACAAAATATATTTAAAGGAAAAGAATTTGACTTTGTTATGTTCTTTAACTCAAGAAATATTCGTAGAAAACAAATACCAGACACATTAGTAGCGTATAAATTATTTATTGATTCGTTACCTGAAGAAAAAGCTAAAAAATGTGCTTTCTTATTACATACTCAAATAGTAGATGAAAATGGAACAGATTTAGCAGCTGTATGTGAATTCTTATTTGACAATAATCCAAAATACAATATTATCTTCTCACAACAGCCTCTTGGACCAGAACAAATGAATTATCTCTATAACATGAGTGACGTTCAAATTCTATTAACAAGTAATGAAGGCTGGGGATTAAGTTTAACAGAAGCTATTTTAACTGGAAATCCAATTATTGCAAACGTAACAGGCGGAATGCAAGACCAAATGCGTTTTGTTAGAGATGGAAAATGGATGGAAGTAGATGCTGATTTCCCTTCAAACCATAATGGTACAATTAAAGAACATGGTGAGTGGGCGTTTCCAGTTTATCCAACTAATCGTTCAATTCAAGGTTCACCTATTACACCTTATATTTGGGATGATAGATGCACAGCAGAAGACGCTGCTAAACAAATTAAAGCAGTATATGACTTACCTAAAGAAGAACGTAAAGCAAAAGGTATGAAAGGTAGAGAATGGGCTTTAAGTGATGAAGCAGGATTTACAGGTGAGAAAATGGGTAAACGAGTTATTGAAAACTTAGATGAATTGTTTGCTACTTGGACACCAAGAGTAAAATTTGAACTTATCAATACTAAAAATACAGAAAAAAGAGTTTTAAACCATAAATTAGTTTATTAATATGAGCGGAAAAAATAGTTGTGTAATCTACGCACCAGTAGATACTTTATCAGGTTACGGATCTCGTTCTCGAGATACAGTTAAATCAATCATTGACTTAAAAAAAGATGAATGGGACATTAAAATCATTCCTTGCGCTTGGGGAAATACTCCAATTGGATTTATTCAAGAAAATCCTGAGTGGCATTTTTTAGCTCCATATTTTATTAATGGTCAATTAACCCAACAACCAGATATTTTTATTTGGATCACAATTCCAACTGAATTTCAAAAAGTAGGAAAATACAATATAGGAATTACAGCAGGTTTAGAAACAGATCTAGTGCCAGGTGATTGGATTGAGGGATGTAACAGAATGGATTTGGTTTTAGTATCATCAGAACATTCTAAAAAAGCATTTATGGATTCTAAATTTCAAAAACAAAACTCTCAAACTCAACAAGTTGAAGGAGTTGTTGAAATTAAAGTACCTGTTGAAGTTATTTTTGAAGGTATTGATACAAACATTTATAAGTATTTAGATACACCAAATAAAGAAATTGGAGCATTAAATACAATTCCTGAAGAATTTTGTTATCTGTTTGTAGGCCACTGGCTACAAGGTGATTTAGGCGAGGATAGAAAAAATGTAGGTCTGTTAATTAAAGCGTTTTTTGAGTTATTTAAAAACAAGAAAAACAAACCAGCACTAATACTTAAAACTAGTATGATAGGTCCTTCTTATATGGATCGAGATGAAATCTTAAAACGTATCCAGATGATTAGAAATACTTGTACTACAACTGATCTACCAAATGTTTACTTGTTACATGGTGAATTTACAGATGAAGAAATGAATGACATTTATAATCATCCAAAAGTAAAATGTATGGTATCATTAACTAAGGGTGAAGGATTTGGAAGACCATTACTTGAATTTACTCAAAGTAAAAAACCAATCATTTGTTCTAACTGGAGTGGTCCTGTAGATTTTTTAAATAAAGAATTTGTAACTATGATTGATGGTACTTTAGAAAATGTTCATCCAAGTGCTGCTAATCAATGGTTATTAAAAGAATTTAAA